AATATACGAATAAATCTTTAGAACCCCACAACTTTATGCAAAAGATTTTAAATGTTTACACATTCCATCTTTCGCTCTCCACTTACCAGGACAATTGCAATAATGCTTTACTTCACCTGAAGGATAAGTAGTGCGAGTTGCTTTGTAAGTAATTGTTGGATCACTCTTTGAAGCAAATGTTTTAGTTTCTTTAACAGGCTTTTTTAATTCAGGCTTAACATGAACTATATCATCAAAAGTAGTATTAGGATGGACTTCCTTCCAAGTAGGAATAATATATTTTTTACCATTCACTATAAAAAATGAAGGTGGGTAAGGATGTTCGTGCTTATACATTAAACGTTGAACATCATAAAATTTAGTTTTACCATTAGGCTTATAACTAAATTGAGATGATTTTTGTATTACCAACTCTTCGACTCCGTCTTTGTAAACCTTGAAAATAGCCATTTCTTTAACTTTCGGCATAAATGTACGAACCATTTTTTGGATTTCCTCGGTTGGAGCACAACAGGGTTGTGAAAAGATTTACCTTCACGATTTAATTGGTGTTCAAGAGCTAGCATTGAACACATTTGCTTAAATGCTAAAGGATTGTAGGTAGCTATAAACACCAAATCCTCTTCAGAAATGGTATTTATAGCTTCCTCAATACTAATGGGTTCTTGATTAATATCAAATTCCATATTGTGACAAATCTAGATCCTCATCATCTGTAAATGGGATCTCAGGGCGCTTACGCTTTTTCTTTTTACGGGCTTTATACTTAGGATATTCATTTTCCATAAAGCGATCCCATTCTTTGAATTGCTGATAACGCTGTTGCATACTATTTTTGCTCATCGTCCTTGACCTCTATAGGCTTTTTTATAATTACGTGAATTTTTATTTTTACTGGATTTTGTTTTAGAGTGAACTCCAGGTCGTTTCACATGGTTACCTTTGACGAATTCAAAGGCGTTCATTTTTCTAGCCATTTGACTGTTTAGATTTTAAATAATTTATAGCTTCAATAATTTTTTGACAACCTTCATATGCCTCTTCATTTTCATAATGAATGAGGTTTGTTTCTAATGTATTAATAAATTGATCTGTTTCAACAGAAAGTGTGTAAATATCTCCTTTACTTTCTACTTCTACTTCAAATATTGGAAGTTTATTTCTTTTAGTATCTATATTATCTAATATAGTTTCTACTATAGTTTGTGAAATAGTAAACTTTTGGTTTAGAGCCATTTTAAGCCACTCATCATAGCTATTTACTTGTATTTTTTTCACATATACCACTTTAAAATAAATCTAGAAATTTATCGTTTATTTTCTTTTCCTTAAATTTACGCATCTTTTCATCGTTCTCCAAGGTTTTTGTTGCAAGTTTTTCAAGATGTTTATTTTTTTGTGTTTGATAATCATCTACTAACTTTTGATGTTTTCTTTTACGCTTCATAATCTGGAGATTAGGTCTAGTTCGTCATCTTCTTCAAGCCCAAGTTCTTTTAAACGTTGTAAGTGGTAATCATCAATTTCCCAATCTACTTTACTTTCATTTACAGCTTTATGCTCTTCCATTCCTTGGATTTGTCTGTCGTTAAATATATCTCCAACCTGTAGGAAATAACAATTGTAGCAAAGGAGTTCTACATTATCTAGTTTATAATTTTTCTTTTCCCCATCTTTAAAATTCATAATAAGGGGTACTTTATAGTCTAATACTCTTCTTTCATTAAACTTACAATTACTACAAGATTCATCAAGGTACCCCTCAGCTATTAGTTTATCCTTAATTTTAGCAGCATCAAAATGGGAAGGATCGATTCTACCTTCAATTATATCTACTATAGCAGGTGTTTTTTTGCCCCCATTTAAAAATTTAGGAATACCTTTACCACTTTGGTTTTTATGTTGCTCGAATATATTTTCATAACCTTCTTCAGTAGCATCATAGTTTTTAGCCCATTTCTTATAATGAATATAAGAAACACCTAAATATCTTGCAGCTGCTCTATTACTTTTAGTTTTATTAACAGCAGCTTGTATTTGTTGTTTGCTGAGGGGTTTTGCTTTTGGCATTATAACTTCATTATTTCTTCAGCCCAATACATTAAAAATTCCCAAAGGTCATCAATTGTATTAAAAATATGTTCCTGATTATTGGAATCAACAAAAGGAATTATTTCCCCTTCATCAGTTTTTCGGGCATATACATAAAAAATAATTGCTTCAGCAGCGATTTCATCAAAACAAAAATTAATAAACCCTTCAATTACCTTAAAAAAAGGGTCATCATAACTAGAAAGATCAGCACCATATGTAAGATCTATATCATTTTGGCGTTTCCAAACACTTTCAAATATGGTTATTACCTTAATAAACTCTTCTTTCAGTTTACTTTCTTCATTAGTACCATCAAAACGCATAGTAATATTAGACCCTAAGATCTGTTCAATTACCCCCTTTATTTCCTTCTTCTGATTCATTAACCTCTTTTTTTAAATTAACTAACTCAGCACACTTAGCATAATCCTCTTGATGTTCGTAAAATTTAATAGCAGTATTTAATACTTTAGTAAAGTTACGTTTTTCTAAAACTACAGAACATTCTAAATTAGGGACATAACATACTCTAGCTGATTTACGATTTTTAGTTAAAGCATGCTCAATTGTAGATATAGCTTCATCTAATAATAATTTATGAAAATCTTCACTTTCTATTAGAGCTTCTAATTCTTCTTTCTCATCATACTGTATTTCAATAGAGAGAACATCTCTTTCCTTTTTCTTTGCCATAATAAATAAATTTGGGGGTTAATGAGATAGTTATCGTTTATAAATATTATAAACAAACTAATTCCTCCTGGTATTCATTCATCTGGATAATTTCTAGTGTGAGGTTTCCTAAACTAAATTTTCCAATTTCTCCACTATCTTGAATAATTTCTGGCAATTGGGTGATAATATTAAAGTCTTGTTGGGTAAGAGTAGATCCATCTATTTCAACTAGAATTTCATTATTTTTTTCGTTTTGATAAGATTTAATTTTATCTGTTAAATTAAATTGGGTATTAGGCTGTTCATGGAAAATGTATTCTTTAGGTAGAGCCCATTCACCATCAATATAACAAGCATTACACCAAGGTTCTAATGTCTCTAGGAGTTGATAATTTATGTTCTTTATAATAAAACCTATATCATATTTAGGAGGTATAATGGGTTTCATTAAAGCATCATGCTGAACAAAATGTCCCCATTTGCGAATAAAGTTACGTGTTGATTTTATATTTTGAGCCAACCATTCAGGGGAATCTTCATATATGTTTTTTGCTTTATCTATTACATTTCTACGACTACCTCTACAAGTCATGTGGTATACACATCCATGCCAAGTTTGAACAAATTTAATACCATTAAGTTGAAAACGATTAAATATATCGCTATCTTCCTTAGATTGGGGGGCATATAAAGGATCATGTCCTCCTATTTCTTGGAAATCACTTTTCCAAAATGCCCAAGGGGCAAAAATACCTTCAGTGGTACTATTATTAGGTACCCTTGAATTTATAAAGTCTAATAAACCTTGTTCATCAAATTCTTCAGGTTCAACTCCAAAATCTTTAAGTATTTTTTCAGGACCATCAGGGTGAAGTGGAGGTTCAATTCTAGTAAGAGATACTATTGTTTTTTCTTTAAGTTCTTCTTCAATAGCATCTAAAGCCTCAGGGCACAAATACATATCGGCATGGTAAATCATACAAATATCATTTGTAGCTACTTCATTAATGAGACGGTCATATAAAATAGTATGACCTAAACGTTCACCTGTATCGTTCAGTATAGCTTTAAAATAGGGATCTTTAGCCATCATTTCTTGACACCAATCCCAAGTACCATCTGATGAAGCATCATCTGCTACACAAATTTCTACTTCGTGGTTGCCTTGATGTTTACGAATAGAATCATATGACCACTTAAGGTATTTTAAATTATTTCTACCGGGTTGTATTAAACTAATCTTCATATAAATTTATATTAAAATATTTTTGGGCATACTGGTTTCTAACTTCAGGATAAAAATCTAAATCGTCTTCTTTTCTCCTCCAGCATAAACCATCTTTTCCTAATAAAATACCATTTTGTTCTGGGGGTTCCAACCTAGGGTCTACTCTCTCCCACTTTAGGTGATGGAACTGAATTCCATTCATTTGATCCTTATTATCTAAACTACCCTCTGAAGTATTATTTCTACTACCAGCATCATCTTCTTGTCCTGTAATAGTAGATTCTCCTATTACTTTATAAGGGGAATATTCTGAATTGCAGTAGTAAGTAATATTTTCTGGGGATGTAAAATATGTTTCTTTTTTATCTAAATAAGGGAGAATAGAATCAATGTAAGATTGGGGGAATTTAATATGTCCCGCAAGTTTACCATAAGGAGAATATCCTAAAAGTTCTACGGTTCTTAAATACCAATCATCATCTTCCATACTAGGATAGTATTTATATCTTTCATCCCACCATCCCATACGAGCAATTGTTTTTTTATGAAAAACTACAGCATTCCAAGCATTTAAATGTATCTGTTCTAGATTAGGTTTAGATTGAAGTATATTTGTAAGAACTTCAAACCAATCAGAATCAAATAACATATCATCACATGTAAGTAATACCCAATTTGTAGTACTATGTATAATTCCCTGATTCCAGGCTTTAGTTAGTCCTAAATTTTCTTCACTATAAATAAAATTAACATTAGGAAAAGATTGTTGGGCTTTTTTTACATAATCCAATTCTTCTCCTTGTGTGTTATTATCCCACACTATAACTTTAAAGTCTTTACTTATAGTTTCAAGACATCTTTTTAATCGTTTTCCCCTGTAGTAACTTACAACTACTATAGTAATGTCAGATCTATTCATTGCTTTTTATAATTGATATTGAAGGCCAGAGTGAATTAATTACCTCATAATTTGTTAAAGTCCTAATACTATTAATAGGAGTTTTATTATATTTAACCATCCACTCTTCTTGATCTCTTTGAGTACTGCCTCCTTCAAAGGCTAGTATAGAACCCTTTTGGATGTGTTTAATTAATTTATTGTAAGTGTTAAATATAATTTCCCCAGTATTTGAGATATCAAGGTGAAGAAAATCAAATTTAGTAGGGGATTCTAACCACTTCCAATAATCTAAATCTTTAAATTCTACATATTCGGATAAGTTATAATCTTGAACATTTTGTTGTGCTACATTAAGTGTAGTATGTTTATATTGATACTTGTCCCATATGTCATATGACGTAATTTTCCCCCTACCCAAGTCTTTTAAAGCCATAGCCATAGCTATAGTAGAATAACCATACAAACTTCCAAATTCTACTATATTAGAAGGTTTATATTTAATTATTAAATCATAAAGAGTTTTCCCTAGATTATTTTTTCTATAGGAAGATTCTATGTTTATATTTTTGTACATCATTAAAGAGTTTCTCCAGATTGGAGTCGTAAATATTTTTTACCATCACTATAAGTTTTTATTTTATATCCCGCTTTAGTAAAAATATTAGTAAATTCAATTTCCATTTGGCTATCTGAAGCGTATTCATAGCCTTTAGTATTTGATGAAGTTACATCTAATATATTTGGGGTTTGCATAAAATGGGGATAAGTTTCCCATATTTTATTAAATATTGTAGTAGAAGTAAGACCACACCCTCCATGAGCATGTGGGGGTCCCCCTCCAGTTGATGTAATATACCCATTTAAATCAAACGTAAAAGCATGTTTATTATGAACAAAATTAGAAGCTGCTACAAATCCCACATTAATATCTGATTCTAAAATATGGATCATGTCTTTAATGGCATTATCATATAATATGATAACATCATCTTCGTTAAAGTACCAATAATCATAATCGTTTTGATATTTAAAAAAGGCATATTTGTAGGAACCAAAACTTAAATCATAATTAATACGAGGTCTATGTAAAATTCTAACTTTACCATTGAAAATAGGTTCACCTTCATATCTATCTAAAATATTTTTAGATGTTTCATTTCCAGTATAGTGGTTAACTATTAATAAATCACATTCAATCCCTAAATCAAGATTTTTATGGTAAACAATTTGTTTGTTTATTAAATCTAAAACTTCTTGCTCATTTTTAGGATAGTGGCGACGTGAGCCTAAATAGGTAGCCATTACTTGTACTGCTTTCATTATTAATATACTTTAGAAGTGTTATCTTTAAACCAGTATTTAGTACCTCGAATGCAATTACTTCCTAATCCATCTTCACTGTAGGGGGTTAACGCAATTACTTTAGAACCACCCCCACTAATAGCATCTGTCATACCTGATTGATATCCTAAATTAAAATAAGCGTTTTGTTTAATATATAATTGTTGTCTTAAAGTTAGTCCTAATTCTTCAAAATTAATATTATTTTTAAAAATATCCCCCCATTCTGTTTTACTTAAATCAAATTGAGAATAATAAAACACAGGCATATCCCTGAATTCCTGAGCATTAGGGAAAAGAATAGAATCAAATTCCCATCGACCCATATATTTTTCTACCCTTCCTGAGAATAGTAAGCAACCATAAGGATTATTTCCTACATGTTTATTGATAATTTCATCACATTCTTGTTTTTCTTCTTTTGAAAAATATATTTTGGGTCTAGTATCCCACTGGGTTAGTTCTTCATCTGTTGCCCCATAAGCTCTTAATATTTGTTCAATTAAAGGTTCATTAAAATTATCTTTATAAGACCACACACGATAATGATCAGTGTATATTTCGTATTCCCACTCTCCAGGAGATAACCAATGATCTATATAGGGATCATGTTGCCATAACATATAACCTGTTTCCCAAGGTTTTTTAGTTATAGACGACCACCTCCCCGCATTAAAAAGAGGTGCAAAAATTTTATGACATAAAGCAGGGTTGGGAACTGCAATTGTGCTATTAGGATATAATTTTTTAATGTGTTTAGGTAAAGAACTTAAAATTCCCCAATCTCCTATAGAATGAGCTGTAGGAGTAAAAGCAAAAGTAAAAGATTGATCTTTTTGGGGTTGAGGTATTTTTGTAGTTTCTTTATAAGATCCTAGCCTAGAAACTTCTACTCCTCTATCAAATAAAGCTTCGTTTAAAATTTGCCATACTCTCATAACCCTCCTGTAAGTTGAATTGTAGTTCCATTAATATAGGGACTGTTAATAAGAAAATCAATAGTTTGAGCTATTTCTTTAGGAGTCCCTAGTCTTTTTGAAGGAATATTTTTAATAGTTTGATCAAGAAATTCTTTAGGTAAAGTATAAGTTAAACCCCCATCCATATACCCTAACTGGATACAGTTTGCTGTGATTCCCTTAGATGCATTTTCTAGAGAAATGGTTTTAACTAAATTCTCATAATATGCTTTTGAAGCAGCATACACTGAAGTACCCATCACATTATTTTCAACTGTAATGCTAGATGCTAGAATAATTCTACCATATTCTCTAGCTCTCATAGTTTTTAAAGCTCGAGAAATACACTCTGTTGTACCCTTGATGTTTATATCAATTTGCTTGTACAATTCAGGATCACCGTCTTTATACTTATGAAGAAAAGAATTATAATTGTAATTAGAAAATACTACTACTACGTCAACATCGTTATTCCTATAAAAATAATTAGAAATATGATGTTCTTGTGTAAAATCAACTTCCCTTGAACTAATAGAATCTACTTTATAATTAGTAAGATGTTGTATTACTTTAGTTCCTAATCCTCCACTTCCTCCAAAAAATGCTATTTTTTTCATTGTTTTAAAATTATATTTCATGCCCTAATATATCTTTTTGGGATAAATCTTTTTCTGAGTATTTCCCTTCTGCAACATGGGAAAACATAGGAGAATAATAGTGATTACACCCTTCAAAGTAAAAATGGGTTGCTTGTGCATATCTCGTAGAGTTTGAATTTGATATTGGGGCTCCCCCATGTAGCAAATTAGAAGCCCAAATAATACACTCACCTTTTTTACCTAACCAATGTTTCTTTTTGACATCCATTGATTCTAATAATTGTACTAAAAAGTTTTCATACTCACTATAATTTTCAAACTGGTTTCCATACTCTACAACAGGTAGATTTAAATTTTGGAAATTATAATGAGGCCATTTATGAGAACCAGGTACTACTGTAAGGGGCCCACAGTCTTCAGTCATATCCTGAAGAGCAGTCCAGGTACCAACCATCCATCTTTGTGGTTCAGTATAAAAATGAATTGAATCTTGGTGTAAGGGTTGGTTACTACCTTTTAAAAAATTAATTGTTTGAAACGGAACAGGGTTTCGACCATATAATAATTTTAATGTGTTTATAATTTTAGGATGTTTAGCTAAAGATAACACATTAGGTATAGTCTTCCATGCTTCAAAAACTCTTGGAGAATCAGAGTAATGATACTTATCATTTTGTGTTTTTAGTGATTCTAACTCGTTTTTAACATCTTTTAGTAAGGTATCAACAAATTCATCTGTTAATTCTAAATCAATTGTTATGTACCCATTTTCATAGTAATCAAATAAAACCTTTAATTCTTGTTCTGAGTAGTCACTGTTACCTACTAGTTTATAAAAGAAAGGTGATTCTATAAATGGAATATCTAGGGCATTTTTATCAGTGCTATAGTTTTTCATTACTTTTGTTTTAAAAATTTAGGATCATTAGCTAATTTAAGGACATTTTCTTTATTACGAGGTTTATGTAATTTAGCAGGGTTTCCTAAATATACCCCCCAAGGTTCTAAATCATTTTTAGTATAGATAAAACTTTTTGCTCCTACTGTACACCCTTCAGGGATTACAACTTTAGGAAATACCATTACATCTGATGCTATTCCTGAGTAATTTTTAAGGGTAATATCTCCTCTATAAATTTTATTATTACCCCAAAATTCATTTACAGGGCCTTCTTCTCCACTATAATCTTCAGAAGCACAAAATAATTTAGACCCGTACCCAATAAAACACCATTTTCCTAAACTAATTTTATGTTGTTTACCACCCCCAAGGACAGCATGGGAACAAATCTGAGTGTAACTATCTACTTCTAAAGCAGTAGTAATCAAACAAAAAGGATCTATTCTTACATTGTCAGCAAGATAAACTTCACTAGGATTTGTAAAAATTACATTATGTCCTATAAATACATTTTTACCACAAGATCCTAAATGCTTTTTTATTTCTTCATTCCACCCAATCATAACTTATTAATTTTCTTTAAATATTTCTATCATTAAAACATTTTTATCATTTACCATTACAAAACTACCATCACGTAATTCAAATTTTGTAAATTGGCCTTGTCTAATAGTATGAGTATTTACTCCCTCTATTGTTTTTTTTTCTCCTCCTATAAAATGAATAATTTTAGTTACCCATTTTCCCTGGAGTTTGACTGAAGATTCTAGATCAACTGACATTTTTTACCATCCTTTTTTAATACAGTCTACTATATATTCTCTTTGTTCTTCAGTAACCCACCATCCTACAGGAATAGATACTATCTTACCTACGGTTTTATCAAGGTTAGGTAACGCTGTTCTGTATTCATGAGAACAAGTATGTTTATCATTTCGTTCATGTACTTGTGAAACCGAAACACCATGATCATGCATGTGTTTATAAAAACCATCTCGATTTTCTACTAACATACTGTAAATCCAAAATGCAGAATTAAATCCTTTTTCCCTTTTTAAAAGAGTAACTCCGGGAACATTTTGTAAATGTTTGTCATAAAATTTAGCATTTGATCTATGTTTACCTACTATATCTTTAACATATTTTAAATTTTCCATACCTACAGCAGCACATACATCGTTCATATGAAATTTAAATCCCCATTCTTCAATATTAGCCTCACATCTAAAATCTTTTCTATCCCCATCTCGATCAATACCATACCACCTTAACAATCTGGCCCTTTTGTTTAATTCATTATGGGGAGAAATTAATATACCCCCGTCTACTGAAGTAATGTGTTTAATAGCTTGAAGGGAATACATTGTAAGGTTACCATGTGATCCTATTTTTTTACCTTTATACTCAGATCCAAATGAATGGGCTCCATCTTCAATTACTGCAGGTTGAAATCCAAATCGCTTACAAGCATTTTCTTGAATTTTTTTAATTCTATCTAAATCATTAGGATAACCCCCCCAATGTACAAGCATTATAACTTTAGTTTTAGGAGTTATTTTTCTTTCTAAATCATCTAGATCCATATTAAGTGTAGTTGGATCTATATCTACCCACTTAATTTTTAACCCATTTCCTAAAATGGGCCAATTAGAAGCAGTACATGTCATAGCAGTTGCTAGTACTTCATCTCCTTCTTCTAACCCAGGCCAATTTGACTCAACCCCAGCAACACCTGGTACAATCTGTTTAAAACTCTTAGAGGGCTTTTTTAACATGTGTAGCGCTAAATGTAAAGCTGAAGTACCTGAATTTACTGTAGAAATATAATCGTTATTAAAATATTTGCTAAGTTGAGTTTCAAATTCATCAACTTTGGGACCCTGCCCTATATATCCACTATCTAATACTTTTCCTACTTCTTCTTTAGCAGTAGGAGCCATAAAAACTTTAAAAAGAGGTATTTGTTCCATTATAATGTATTATAAAACTGATTTTGTTGTTCTTGACGTTTAATATCCTTAATATGAATTAAACAAAATTCATCATTTGCAGGTAAATGAGATTCTGTTTTATGACCTGTTAAAACTTCATGTACTTTATTTTTCCATTTAATTCTTTTAACATTTTTCATAATACGGCATTGATAGTCCGGAAAATTTACTCTATTATCCTGATCAACATTCCACCCCCATTGAGTAACATGTTCTTTAGTAAGCCCCTTTACTCTATTAATTCGAGGTACCCAAAATATATCTACACTATCATTCATTTTAATAACAGTTTCAATAGTATCCATCAAATAATCATCTGGGTATTCATCGGCATCAATCTGAAAAATATAGTCCCCCGAACAGTGTTCTTTTAAATTATTTTTAAATGTTGCAAAATTACCATTTAGTGGAAACTTAATTACTTGAATTTTATCTTTATATTCTTCTAATACTTGGTATACACTAGGGGTAGTATTTCCTTCATCACATTGGACTACAATTTCGTCTTGTTCACGTTTATGTTTAAATAGATAATTTAGAAGATATTCTAATTGCATCCATTCATTACATACTGGTATAGCGTAGCTTATTGTCATTATTTATTCACTTCAAACATGCCAATATAATCCATAGCTTCTATGAAATCACGCTCTTTAAAATAAGAAGCATTTTTCATGTCCATTTTGTAAGTAGCATCTTCTGGAAAATTTTGTTTTTCTTCTTCTACAAGTTTTTTAGCAGGACAAGCTACCCAATTCCAATCATCAACTGAAGTACCCTGGATGAATATCATTCCTTTATTTTCAATGTTAATTGTAGAAGGAATCCAAGTAAGACCATTTTCATCTACTGAGGTTAAATCCTTATAGAGTTCGGGTAATACTTCTAATTGTTCTTCTAAAAATTCACTATCTTTAGTCATTAGAGTATTAGTAGTAAACCCACACCCATAACACATATGAACTTTATAATCAGCTCCTAAATTATTTTCGTAGCAGGCATCACTACCGCACCGAGAGCATATTGTTAATTTATCCTTTGACATCTTCTAATTTTTTAAGTTTAGGTAATCCTAACTTGGGGAGTTCTAATTTTATTTCTTTAGGAAACTCAGGTACGTATTGATCTAAATACCCCTTTAATTGAATAACCATTTGATTAAAATTAAATTCGGTACGGCTTTTATATGCTTGGCGAGTTGCTTTTTCCTTATAATTTTTATAATTAGTAAAAACATCTCTCATGGCTACAACTGTTGCTGTATGGTCTACTCCAAACCACTCAAATTCTTTTATTAACACATCTTTTACTACTGAACTATCATCTAATTTATGGAGTTGGCCTGGGAGGAGAGTAGTAAATTTAGGGTCTAAGAAATCTAAATGGCCACTCCAATTTGTAGCAATAATAGGTTTTTTAGTTAAACTAAATTCTAGTAAAGGACGACCAAAACCTTCACCCTTAGTTAAATTAATCATAGCCTTAACTTTATTGTGGGTATAGATTTCATTCATTTCTTCATCAGTAAACTCTCCTTGTAATAAATAAACATTAGGTAAAGTACGAGCATCTTCTACAGAATTTCGGATCATGTCAATTCGTTTGAGAATTTCATTTCTATCCATATAAGAAGTTCCTACTGTAGAAGTTTTTAAGATTAGAGCTGGTGTTTTCTTTTTATTTTTAAATGCTTCAAAAAATAATCTTACGAGTAATCCTACATTTTTTCTATCATGTCCTATATTACCCTGCATCCAGTGCCCTACAAACAAATAAGCAAAATCTTCTTCAATTTGGCTTAAATCAAAGGTTGATTTTTTAGGTTGATAGATATCTAAATTAGCACCTTCAATTAGTACTTCAATAGGCTTTTGTAATCTATATTCTCCTACTACTTGATTAGTTTCTTTATTTCTTTGTTCAAATTTAATAGTTTCAAATACCTTAGCACTGTGGGTTGAAGAAGTTAATACTAAGTCCATTTTGTTACAACCTTCAACCCATGAGGGATGACATCCTGTAGTTTCAATACCAGCTGTTAAACCTATATTATATTTTCCCACAGGTGTAAATTCATTTGGTACTGTTATTTGGCACCAAATTTCAGGCTGTTTTGGAAGTTGATTACCTACGGGAAGGAGATGAGGTATTAAAAAATCCCATTCAGGATGATCACCTATAAACCCCCAAGGTGTTTGCCCCCATCTTTGGGGTAAAACTTTAACATCATATTCATCTAATTCAATAAGAGCTTTTACAAAATCTCTAGCTCTTGCTCCGTAACCGCTGTACGTGTCAATCGGACAGCTTACTATAAACATCGGTTTCATTAATATACTAAATTATGTTGTGCAACTTTTTTCTTAAGGGGAATTGATTTAATCAACTCGTATTTAGATCGGGGTTTCCAAGTTTTAAATAACTTTTCTATGTTTTCTATAACTCTTTCTCCTTGATATTCCGCAGTAAATCCCGCTTCACTACTAGTAGCCCATTTTCTACCCAATAAACCTACTGCTTTTCTACGTTCAGGATCTAAATTATAAACTTCTATAAGTTGATCAGCAGCATCACTAGCTTCACATCTATCATCAAAAATATAAGGAGTTGGGGGTGAACCTACAATTGAAATACTAGCAGGAAATACTGGGAAAGCCCAAGGTCCACACTTTTTAAATGTACCTCTATGGTTTGAAGGGAATAATTCATCAAATTCTATCCAAGTACCATTTTTAGTTTCAAAACGCATTTGATCTTGCATCCCCCCTGTTACATTAGCAATAATAGGATTACCCGCTAACATAGCTTCAGTTAAACTTAATCCCCATCCTTCATTTGAAGTAAGTTGAATTTGAACATCTGTACTATTATACAGTAAATTCATTTCTTCTGTAGAAAGTCTTTGTTGATGAAGAATTATATTATACCTTTCATCATCTCCACAAAGCATATCTATTACTGCAGGTAAATCAGTACCATTGGGATCCACAGCCTGAGTGTGTAAAACTAAAGCACATTCTTTGGCTTTTTCTAAAGGTAGTTTATCTACAAATTGTTTAAATGCCCATATAGTATCTGGTACTTGTTTACGGCGAATATTTCTAGAGTTATAAAAAGCTACAAAATTATATTCTTTGTCTTTAAACAAATTTTTCTTAAATTCTACTAAATTAGAATCATCCTTTGCTAAAGGTTTATAAATTTCATGGTTTAAACCATGAGGGACGTATTCTATAATTTTGCTGTTTGCTTTTTCCCCTAAAACAATTTTATTTATATTAACAGTTTGTTTAGAAATACCCATTAATAAATCACATGATTCATAGAATGCTTCGTTATAACGAGGTGCGGGGTAATCATCCCAAATATTAAGATAAATAATAGGAATTTTTCTTCGGATTTCTGCTTCCATTTGGAATAACCAAGCCCAATATCTAGGATCAGTTATAATAAAAATAGCATCGGGTTTTTCTGTGCTTAGGATTTGTCTAAGCATATCAGGGTTACCATACCCACTAGAAGGATAAACAATTACTGAGGCATCATCGATACCTGCAGCTTCATTAGTACTTTGGCTTAAATCTAGTTTTTTACCTACTTCAGGGTGTTCAATAGCAGCCCCAACATTTACATAGTTAAAGTGGTGAGCTGTATGAAGTACTATTTCTTTTGCAATAGTACCAATTCCTGAGTGGGTTCTAATATCATCACACATCAACAAAATTTTCTTTCGTTGATTTTGTGGAATATAACCTTTTTTCATTTTTGCTTTATAAATCTAAATTGTTGTGATTGTGGATTTGTCGTTTAAAATCCTCATCTGTAAGATACAAATGAACACATCTGTCAGCAAGTTTTTGAAATGAAAACTTATGTCTAACACATGCTACTTTAAATTCCTCGAATAAATCGCTTTGAATTTTTACGCTTGTTAATGTTAAATCTTTTTTACTCATAATAATATATTTTATATAATTTGTGTATATAAATATGTACGGAGTCAGGAAGATTCATGTTTATTACATAATTCTTTTTTTCCATTAAAAGAGCACCATTCACATAATCTTGATATTACTTTAGGGTGTTCTTTTTCTTGATATTTACCTTTAGGAGTAAAGCATTCACTAATAAATTCATCTAATATTTTATTAGCTTTATTAAGTTTATTACGACCCGCTGCAGGTTTATGTAATTGTACTCTATGAATTGGATAATCGCTATTTTCCCAAATTTTTCTACGTACAATAAAAAATTCTACTTCTATATTTTCAAGTGGAATTCCATACTGTTCATTAAAAAACTTTTTGTAAAGGACTAACTGCATTTGCTTATTTTCATCCTTTTTAGCTTTAGCACCCCATCCCCTAGTAGATGTTTTTATATCGTATATATAAAATTTATTTGTGGGTTCATGGTATAATACTAAGTCAATAAAACCCTTGTATACTAAGTTTCTACCAACGTTCATTACAATTGGTAATTCGATGCCAGCAAGATACCAACCACGTTTACTAAAGTATTGATTACGTTTTTTCTTAATAAAATTAAGAATTGCTACTCCATCTTCAAAAAATTCTCTTAATTCTTCTGGGGATGAATAATGGGTGTTATTGTTTTTTTTATAAGACTCTTGGTATAAAGCAATAAATTTTTCTTGAAATTGTTCTTCTAAATTTATTTTATCCGCTTTAGCACCTGATTCTTCATATAAAACAGTAAGCCAATCTTGGATTACTTCATGCATTGAAGTACCAAATGTAAAATGTATATTAGGGGAGTCATCATAATGTCCATCTTTATACTGAAGTGCCCACTTATGTGGGCAACTTCTGTACATTGACATTTGAGAAAAAGAAATTGTTTTTTGGTAAGCGTAGTTTACCTCGGGTAATTCCTTATTTTGTATCTCTTTGAGTATTTGAGGCTTCTTGGCCATATAATTTTTCTAATTTTTCTAAGTAAAGTATAGCATCCATAAGTTCTTCTTTCATGTGAGTAATCCATTCTTGAAATTTAAGATCTTCTCTATCTAAATTAACACCATACTTTTTTTCACCAAATTCAGCTCGAGTAGTGAATTGTTCTATAACTGAGGTAACTATACTATCCATTATTTGAACATGTTAATTACTTCTTTATCTTGGTATCCCGCTTTATAAAGGATATCTTCTAAATCATCATTATCTAATACGATTACCATATTAGTAGCTTCACGAGTAGAACACTCATAAATTTTAGATAATGCTTGTACTAATTCAATTTTAGGTTGTTTCATTTTTGATTTAATATATTTAAGCCAAACATTTTGTTTGGGTAACAAACCACAATATACTGTATAATATTTCTTTTTATCAGTGTAAGGGATTGTTTGAACATAGTTTATTAACTCAATAAAAGGTTGATGCATAGATAAAAAACGATTAACCATATAGGGATTAAAGGACTCTTTTTCCTTATCAGTAAAGGAATCCCAATCTCGTTTTTTACCTGTTAATTCTTTTAGCCAATCAAATAGTGTCATACTCACTACGGAGTTCCGGTGGAAGAGTATCAGCTAAAATTTTACCTGTTTCCTCATCATAAAAAACAGGAATTGGGAGCACAGCATCTTCCGCTCCATTAGTAATAAAGCGAGATACCTTTCTTAAAATAAACCCTTGTTGGAAAAGTTGACCACCTGATCCGTTAGGGATTGAAGTGGTTTTACCCAAATCAATTTGGGGTTGGGATGTCATTTCTGATTTCTGCATAATCTATTTCTTTAATTTCGTTACAAAAATAATATAAATTTTCTTTTTTTAAAACTGTGTCGCAATGCCAATAATCTTTAAGTATATTAGCATCTATTTTTTTTTCATTTCTTATTATACGATATAATAAGAACTTTCTATCTCCAAATTCTATAATGTCTTTATATAACAACTTTACCGGAGATATCGAGTAGTTTAGAAATACAAGCCATTACATTAATTTCTTTATCAATCCGAAAATTTGAATGGTACATGTATTCTTCAATAATAATAACTGCTTCAGCAGGTCGTGATGTATACTCGTCTATACGTTCATATAGTGCTTTATACAGCGATTCAAAATCTTGTACGTTGGAATCGGCAATTACTTGTCTAATTTGTTTAAATGATTTTTTATTAGGGAGTAATTCAATTACTTTATCTACATAGTTAGATGATACAAGTGTTTGTTTGTCTAAAACAAGTTCACCTTCTTTAGCAGACATTTGACACACATTAAGCATTTTACGCACATCGGGGTAGTACTGGTTAACAATTGTTTTTAGATCATCAGTATTATGTTGAACATTTTCATTAGATAATACTTTAAAAATATGTTTTGCTACTTCACCTTTACTAGGGGGTACAATTTTAAGTACTTGACAACGTGATTGAAGTGGGTCAATAATACGTTCTACATAATTACAAGTTAAAATAAACCTAGTACTTTTAGAAAACGTTTCAATTACATTTCGAAGTGATGCCTGTGCTTGGATTGTGAGAAAATCAGCCTCATCTAAAATAACTACTTTAAGAGGTTTAAACGACATTGTACTAGCAAATCCTGATACTTTATCTCGAATTGTTTCAATACCTCTTTCATCACTCGCATTGATGTAGAGGTAATCACAATTAAGATTATTAACGAGTAGTTTTGCTAATGTAGTTTTTCCAGTACCTGCGGGTCCATAGAAAATCATATTATTTATATCATTTTCTTCTATATACTTAGATATAGTACCTTTAAGGTGTTCATTCCCAATGTAATTTTCTAATACATTAGGTCTAAATTTCTCAACCCATAAACTATTATTTGTAGCCGTCTCCATAAAAATCAAATGTTTTGATTGGTTCTGGTTTAATTTCTACTTCTGTTCGTTTAACTGCATACAAAGCACTTCCAATAGGATCCAAATAAAAAGCAGCATTAAACTGTGTTTTTTTAAAATATGCTTCTAATGTTTCAGTTAATGTGGGATGAATTGCACTTTCATCAACTAGTTGCCAGCGGTCCCCTGGGGGGACTCGCTTGGCAATAAGTTGTTTCTGCTCTACTGTTTCGAATTCAGACATTATCTAAATTTAAAACATTCCAGGCATACCTCCTAATTGAGGTTCTTCTTTATCTTCAGGCTTATTTACTACAGTGCATTCTGTAAGTAAAATAGTACCTGCAATTGAAGCTGCATTTTCTAGAGCACAACGCGTAACCTTAGTAGGATCAATAATTCCTGCTTTAAGGAAATCTTCATACCCACTTGTTTTTATATTATATCCCAAATTAAGATTTTCACTACCAGTAGTTGTAAATTCAATTTGGTAAACATTATCTACTCCTGCATTTTCTAAAATTTGTTGGAAGGGACGACGTAAAGCCTGGCTCATAATTTTGCACCCTATTTTCTGGTCATCATTGCTAGGTTCACATGTAGCTTTAATTGCAGAACGTAGTAAAGCTATGCCGCCTCCTGGTACAATGCCTTCTTCAATTGCTGCTTTAGTAGCTTGGAGGGCATCATCAACACGATCCTTTTTTTCTTTCATTTCGGTTTCAGTATTTCCACCAACATGAATTACAGCTACACCACCTACTAATTTAGCTAAACGTTTTTGAAGTTGTTCTGTTTCAAACGGTGAAGTTGAATTTTCAATTTGTGACTGAAGTTCAGTACATAAGGTTTCAATTGCATCTTCTTCACCAGCACCATCTACAATAGTAGTTGATTCTTTAGTAACAGTAACTGTACGGCACTGACCCAACCAATTAAGGTCAAATTTGTCAAGTTTCATACCTTTGTCTTTATCAACAACTACACCACCAGTAAGGGTAGCCATGTCATTCATAATTAAAGTACGGCGATCACCAAAGTCAGGAGCTTTAACAGCACAAACATTAAGTGTACCTCGCATTTTATTTACAATAAGAGTAGCCAGTGCTTCACCATCAATATCTTCAGCAACAACAAGAAGTGATTTACCTTGTGAAGACAAGTTTTCTAAAAGTGGAAGCAATTCTTTTACTTGAGTGATCTTACCATTATAAAATAAAATAACAGCATCCTTAAGATTAGCGCTCATAGTATCATTATTAGTTACAAAATAAGGTGATTTATAACCACGGTCAAATTGTAAACCTTCTACAGTTTCAAGATAAGTTTCACCAGTACGTGATTCTTCAATAGTAACAATTCCGTCACGCCCTACTTTTTCCATTGCAGTAGCAATTAACTCACCTACTTCGGTATCATTATTGGCCGAAATAGTAGCTACTTGGCGAAGTTGATCTTCACTAGAAATGTCTTGAGAAAGATCACGGAGGTAATCTACATGCGCTTTAACGCACTTATCAATCCCACGTTTAATTTCTACAATATTATGACCTTTATCACTGTAACGTGAAGCGGCATTTACAATTTCACGAGCTAATAAAGTTGAAGTTGTAGTACCATCACCTGCTTGTTCAGCAGTTTTAATAGCTGCTTGCTTAAGCATTTGAGCTCCTACATTTTCAACTTGATCTTCAAGTTCAATTGATTTTGCTACAGTTACCCCATCTTTAGTACTTTGAGGTACACCTTGATCTTGCTGGATAACAACATTTCGACCATTTGGTCCTAAAGTAGTTACAACAGCATCTGCTAATTGATTAATTCCTTTAATCAATTTTTTACGGGAATCATCCCCATAGTTAATAGTCTTACTCATTTTCAATTACTCCTAAAATTTTGTTTTCTTCAATCATGTAATATTCTTCTCCATTCCAATCCATTTTAGTAGGACCCATTTGAGGAAGGAGAACAACATCACCTACTTTTACTGTGGTTTTAATAAAATTACCCATTGCGGTATAATATCCTGGTCCCACAGAAACCACTTCACCTTTAAGGTTTTTGTCTTTACCCATATCAGGAACTACAATGTTACCATGAACACTTTCTTCCTCTTCAATGGGTTTTACAATAACTGCGTTAAATAATGCTTTTACCATTACAAAAAATTTTCGTTAAATTCGTTTAAAATTGATTTATATTCACTAATATATTGTTTTATACTATCATAAGACTTACCTTTCATAGTATTATCAGCTATTTTTTTAAGTGCACCTCCAATATTTCCAAAATGACCAATACATGAGTCATAAGGGGTTCCACTACTAGGTGTAATAGTTTTATATGCTGAGTAGTTATACTCATCAATTACAATGTAATAATCTCCCAACAGTGGGTCTCTTAAATATTCCATAACTTATTAATTTTTAATTTCGAGGTGAATATACGAAGGCTTCTTTAGGGCGCCAAATTATAATTACTTAATCTTAATAGATTTTGGTTTTGATTCCTTCGTTAACGGGATGGATATTTTTAATAATCCATTAAGCATTTCAGCTTCAATTTTTGATAAGTCAAATTTAGGAGCAATTTTATATCCTAAGCTAAATGACTTTTTACTTAAACCGTGGTAAATGTAACCCGAATAATCTTGGGGTTTGCTACTTTCTGGTTTTTCATATGAGATATTTAATATATCTCCTTCTATTTTTAATTGGACATCATCCTTAGCTAAACCAGTACAAGCAATCTCAAAATAGAGACCATTCTCGTCATAATAAATGTCTAGGGGATGGGGTTGTTTTGAATTTAGTGCAGGAGCAAATGCTTCATCTGCTTTAAAAAAGTTTCGATATAGAATATCGAATGGGGTGTGTTCATTGAATAATGTACTCATATCATTTAAATTTGTGAGTGCCTAAGCTACTCGGGTTAATAAAATATATAACTAAGGCGCCCTAAAGTATGCCCTTGTTTTTCATAAATATACATAAAGAGACCTTTGTCTCCAAATTACTTAATAATTCCTGCTTTATATTGCAGTTGACGTTTTTTCCAATCTTTTACTATTTTAGCTTCAGCCATTTCTTTTCTTTTAGCTAAGTCTTGTTGAAGAGCTTTATCATATTTAATAGCAAACTCTTTAGCTTTTTTAGGGGAAAGAATAAATTTAGGATCAGATTTTAATTCTTCTATAAAGGCATTAAATTCTTCATCTGAAAGTTGTTGGAATCTGCCTTTATCTCTTTCATTTTTGATTAAACCAAGAGCTAATCTCAAATAGAGTTCAGGTTGATCTTGAATTACATAGTAAGGGGATTTTTTTCCGTATTCCTGCTTTTGGGCAAAGTTAAAAACGTCTTGTCCCCACTTCTTAACTCCACCTTCAATGTATGGGTTTAAATAATCACGTCCCGAAACATTACCACTAAGAGCATCGCTAATGATTTCAATAGCATCCTGAATTGCTCCTCTTATTTGATTATAAATTGGTTGCGCCATGCTAATAAATATTAATAATCTGCTTTTCGTACAACAAAATATGTAGTATCTATACCTTCATCCTCAGATGTAAAGATAAGGCGGAGCAAACCATCATCCACAAAACTCAAATGACATTCATCTGATGTTTTATTTGCATTAAATATTTCTCTAAGCATTTCACTGTTAAAAGGGATTTTATTATCTTCTCTAACACTATCACCAAACTTAGCATTAACATGAAATTCTACTTTATTAGAAAATTCCATTCGTTCTCCAAAAACAAACTTAACAATAGGAGTGTCAATTGTATCCCTAGTAGCAGCTAATGTTACTATTTCATTTCCTTGAATAGCAGACGCTGCTCTAACAAATGTATGAAAATCTTCATTTTCAAGTGTTGCTTGTATTTTCCAATCAATATCTTCATCTACTTCACCCACTTTTTGGATCATAAGTGGATCCGCAAGTGAATAATTAATAGTAGATTTAGCATCTTGGATCGTAAGTTTAGTTAAAACTTTTTTAGTTTTAGAAGCGTCAAGCATTAAATCCCCTGCTAATACATTTAACAACCTATTAAGTTGTGTTGTATTAAAAATAGCAAGTGTGCCATCTATTAATAAAGGAAAATTACTACATGATAATCTACCAATCATATCCTTGGTAGGTGCCATAAAATCAATATGTAATTTTCCATTTTCAACTACCCATTTAACGGATTCTACTTTACCTCCAAGGTAATACTTAGAAATAATTGATTGGAGTGTATTTTTTGCTATCATTAGAAGCTAAAGAATTTATTAATATTTGGGTTTAAATTTAAGGTCCATCCTAAATCATTATAAAAATTTTCTAATTTTGATTGTAAGATAGTTTCAAATGATTTTTTTCTATCTGCATAGTTATTTAGAAATGTACGCATTTTATCTGGCATATCAAAGTTAAGGAAGCCAATTACTTCAACTTTATAGGGATTATCAATTAAATAAACCCATTTAATTTTATCACCTTGTACTATTTGGCTATGTCCTTTAATGTTCCAAAACTTAAGCAAATCATTATACACAATAGCCGCTTTAACATTCACAGGCGCACCTTTTTTAATTTCAGTCATTACTTCACCTGCTCGGGGTTTACGTCCTACATACTCATTTAGGGTCTTAACTGAAGTAGGATTACCTAATAAAGTAATATCTGTGTCCTTAGACATAACTTTATCTCTAAATGCAAGAATTAAATCATCAATTTCTTTTTGTTTAGCCCCCTTTAGGATCATTTCTAAAATATCATTGAAAAACTTACCAAACACAGGAGGAAAATTAGCTTTTCTAAATTCAAGTCCTTTAATATCAAGTGATTCTTTAGCAATGCCCTCTTGTTTTGTAATCCATTGAGCATATCTACGAGTAGCCCTAAAATAAGCTGAGCGTATAACACATTCCGTTTTCATTTCAAGTCTATGTTCTTGAACATTAAAACAATCCCTAGCTAGTCTATCATAGTCAGCTGTGATAATATCTTGGTATTTGAGAGCAACTTGTTCTAACACATCATCTTTTTCTTTATCACTCATTTCCTCAAAATTAGGATACAAATGTTCTAATAAAGGTTCAGCATTAAAATAATTAGAATCTGTGTCTACATAGGCACAAAAATTATAATCACCCTCATCACAAATCCACCAAGGAGTATCTTCTAAATGTTTCATAAGCAACTAAAATATCTTTCACCTCTATCACAAAGGATTGTAACTACATTAGTAGCATATCCTTCTTTTATAAGGCGTTCAGCAACAAGATAATTAGCAGCTGCTGAAAATCCAACAAAAAGTCCCCATTGTTTTGCTAGGCTTTTAGATTTATCTATAGCATCTTGAGTTGGAACTACTTCAATTCTATCTATATCCTTTAAATCTACTAAAAATTTACTACCATCCCCTATACCCTGGATCCCATGTAAACCAGGTTCGCCCCCAGACATTACAGGAGATTCAGCAGGTTCTAGAGCAACTAATTTACATTCAGGGTACATATTTTTTATAAATTTTCCCGCTCCCATTATAGTTCCCCCAGTTCCGGTTCCTGCTACAAAAGCATCAATTTTTTTATTTAATGGAAAATCCTTACATACTTCAAATCCTGTAGTATACCAATGAGAAGCAGTATTCAATTCATTATGAAATTGATTGAAATTAAACCAACCATTATCTTTAGCTAGTTTATTCCTTAATAAAATAGCACCATCAAAATCACCAGCAGGAACTTCCACTAATTTTGCACCAAAAGATTTTAACATAACTTTACGTTCAGTGCTCATATTTGAGGGCATTACTATAACACATTTAAACCCCATATTAGCACAAAACATAGATAAAGAAATACCCATATTACCTGAAGTAGCTTCAACAATAGTATCTCCTTTTTTTAAATCTCCGTTACATAGTGCTTGGTTTAAGATATAAGCTACTGGTCTATCTTTTATAGAACCTCCAGGATTTGTAAATTCTGCTTTACCCCAAATTGTTCCTTTTTTTAAGGGGAATTCTAAAAGAGGTGTATTTCCTACTATATCTATTAGTTTCATATTTTTTTCCATTTTTGGTCTGTTTCTAACTTAAATGATCCTAAACAATGCTTATTCCACTCATTAGGAGATATTAGTGATAAAAAGTTCTTACCATCCTCTCCCATATATAAATGATAAATTTCTCCTACTATTGGTTCAAAATTAAATTTTGCGTTATAAACTAAATCATTCCACTTAAATTCTTCAATTAGTTTATTATATTCATTTTTAAGTTCTAGAAACTTAGTTTCTAAATGGTGGTTTACTTTAGTTATTCCTTGTTTTCTCCAACTATCTATATTGTCTGGTTTAATAACAGGAGCGCCTACATTAGAAGCATAAGGTAGTATATTAGCAACCCACCTTTGCTTGTCTTCATCCCAAGCTACATTATCAGGATATTTTTTAGGCATTAAAATCTAGCCTCAGGATCAGGAATTTGAATAATACCCCCATCTTTGGTCCCCCGTGAAGTTAAAATAGGATCTTCAATAATAATTTTAAATTTATTATTATCTATTTTAACTGTACCTCCTTGTTTAACCATTTTTCTAAAGTAAACAATTTGTTTTTCATTCCAAAGTGCACTCATATCTATAATTTCTTGTTTAGAGATGGGTTCTCCATTCCAAGTAATTTTTACGTTATTTCTAATTGATTGGGGTGTTAATTTCATAATTCTACTTCATTTCTAATTACACGATTCATATGTCTATTAGCACATAAGGCCGATTCCTGAATAATTCGTTGACCTGATAGAGTAATAGCTTCACTCAAAATTACATTACCATATCTAAATGAGCCTAAAGCAGTAGCCCCATATAAACTATTTAACAAAATTTTCATTGTGTGTTGGCGTTGGTGCCAAAACGCTCCTTTTTCTTTATCTCCTGCTTTATATGCTTTTTTCATATAACCTTTATATTCTACTCGTTCATCAAACCACTTATCCAAAATAGTAGCTAGTACCGAACGTTTATCAGTGCGGAATATAACACCATTTGCAGATATAGCAAAGTTATTATCTTCTATAAACTGAATAAGTTTGTTTACTTTAATATAAGTTTGTTTACGTTCTGGGTTTTCAATAAGTAATTCTTCATCTCCATCCCGTTCCTTTAAATCATTTAATCCTAGACGATTATTTCTATCATCACTATCTATAATACGAGCCATAAGTGTTTCTTTACCTATGTTGAGAGACATAATAATAGAAGGATATAGTGAAGTTAAATCCTCATCAAACATATATTTATAAAGTCCTGCTTGTGGGCAAAATAAATAACCACCAGCATATCCTTTTTTATATATTGGGTTTCTATCTCTAGAGGGGGGAACAATATTTTGTCCTAATAAATAAGCAGAAATTGCTCCATCTTGGGTTTTAGTATTAGCATAAACCTCACCATAATTGTGTTTTCCTTTATGTGATAGATTTTTTACAAGGCCAATATATTCAAATTTTTCATCTAGCTCCTTAAGTATTTCTACATCACGAAAATTATACTTAATAAACTTTTGAATATCATCTTCAAATAATCTATCTAAATTTCCATCATATTCAATTTTACCTAAACCTACATATTTTTCTCCAATAGCATCTAATCGCATAGAGGGTTCATCACGAAAACTAAATTTTTTATGTAGTTTCATATAATCTAGTGATTCAACTCCAGCAATATTAAGCCATCCATTACGATTCCAAGCGCTTTCATCTTTTACAACATCAATAGGAGATAAAGCATTAGCAAAATCTTCACCTAATACTCTACTAATTCTATAGTAAAGATAAGGGATATCAAAATAGTCACTATTCCATCCTACAAGAATATCTGGGTTTATTTCTCTGAACTTTTCAATGAATTTACCTAGTAATTCTTCTTCTGTTTTACAAGGAATAATTTCCTTATGTCCTTTAGTATGTTTAATTTGTTCCTTTTTATCTAAAATAAGGATAACCCATTCATTAGGTGTTTTATCATACCAAGCAATTGAAGTAACAGGTTTAGGAGCTTCTTGAATATACTCTTCAGTAAGAGCTCCACCCATTTCAATCTCAATATCAAAAAATACCTCTCTATGCCCCTTAGATATAGTATCATCAGTCCCATATTTTTCAATAAGAAACTTTTGGTAAGCAGGCATATCGTGAAAGTGAAGTTTAGGATTATCTTTATCCCAATTATAGGTTTTCTTTAGCCACTCACCTTTTAGTCCTTGGTATTCTGCCTCACGTTCTGAACACTCTACATAAGCTGGGACACGGTAGGGGATTATTGAGTAGCCTTCTTCTTCCCATAAATGTATTTTATACTGATTTTTACCAGCATATTCAGCATAACATTTTTTATACATAACTTAATTATAGTTAATAGTTAGGTCTGTGGATTGATCCCCCGCCGACGTTTTTTTTTTTGAGAAGATTTTTCACCATATACTTCTAGTGGTTTTTCTACTTCAATAATTTTTTCAATCACTTTAATTTCTTCTTTAACTGAAGGACGTAATTCAACAAAAGCAAAATTTGCAGCTATCACTAAAGATATGGCTAAGGGATCAAAAACAAAAATTATTGTTAAAAGAAGATAATTTATTATTTTATCCATACTTAAACCAGTTAAACCTGCTAAATATTTAAGTGGACCTAATTCACTTCCAACTTCACTATTAGTTTGTACTTCTACTATTTTAGTTTCGTATTCAAATAGTTGTTGATTTAAATCATCCACTCTAGAATTTATTACAGTTTGTCTTTCGATTGCTTGATCTAATTGGCGTTCAAGGGCCCTACGAGTAGCACCCGAAGTTGTTGTTACAACATTGCCTAACGTGTCTGTATACTGTATTACATTGTTAGATAGACCATCACGTAATGAAGCCACGGCAGTATTAATAGAATTCTTTTCTTCAGTGTATACCGCAAGTTGTTCTTTTACATTATCTCTTTTAGTTTCTATAAGAGCAATTTGAGAATCAACACTACCTGCTAATGCTGCTGTTTCTTGATAAGCCGCAGATAAAAACCCATAAATTCCCGCTGAAGTGATTAATACAAGAATAAAACAAGCAATTGATAAATAAGTTCTAAGTGCCTTATTTATTGTATCCCAATATTGATAAAGTAAAGAAGCTATTACAAGTTTAGAAACTTCCAATGAACCCGCCATTATAAGCACCTCAGTTGAAGCACCAGCAAACAATTTACTTAATCCTGTAACTGAGTAAAATGCTGCTGATGCTGAAACTGATAGGGCACTTAAGGCTATGATAAAAGGAAATATTCTTTCTTGTAGCTTCTTAAGCATTAGTTTTGATTATACATATCTAAATACATCATCTTAGATGCATTTCCTACTTTTCGCCCAACTTCTGTACCATCAACTGTAAGTACTACAGTTGGAATATTACGAACTCCAAATTGTTGAGATAATTCGGGGTTATTATCTACATCAATTTTTTGTACAGAATAACCTTCATTATTTAATTCTTCCATTACAGGACCTAACATTCGACAAGGTCCACACCATTTGGCTGAGAAATATAAAAATTTTTTCATACTAATTCTTCGATTATGCCTACTGCTTCACTTATTACAAGTAAAGTAGTAGCGGTTATTAAATTGAGGGGTATAAATATATAACCCACTATTCTAATTCCAGATTTCAAAAATGAAATCCTGCGATGCCATTTTTG